GCCCTTCCAACAATCCCACACCCGCAGCCCATCCGCCTGCTCGGCGACCAGAATCGCCGCGTGCGAGCGCCCGTCGGTGTGGTTGCCGTAAGTTCCGGCCGGGTCGAATGTCGCGATTGCCGTGCCGGGTGCCACCGGGTTGCCTCGGACTCTGGAACCCCGGCGCCACCTCGAGGTGTGCGGCGCACTCGCCGACTCCTGCACAAACCTGACACAATGCCCGGTGTCGACCACTTGGCCGGCATAGCGCGCCGGGTTCGGTGCTACCCACGCCATCACGTCACCTCGTCGTCAGGCGGCGGTGCCGGCGGCGGCGGTCGCCCCGCCACCAACAGCGCCAGGATCGTTGTCAGGATCTCTGACCAATAGTCGCGGATCAATTGGCCGATACCGATTTGGTTGCACGTGCCCGCCGCGAAACGTCCGGTTAGCGTGCCGACAACGCAGCCGGTAACCACCAGCGCGATAAGCCCCATCGTCACGATGACCAGCACCGCGAGCAGCCAAAAGGCGGCCCGCAGAATGTCGAACGGCGGCCGCGGCGGGCGCGGCGGCATCGCTCATGCCGGCAGCGGCGCCGGGCGTCGCTCTAGCGCCTCGACCCGGTCGGCGAGCTCGCGCACCGCATTGACCAGCGCATACGATAGCGCGCCGGTGTTAAGCCCCTCGGTGGTGTCGCCCGCGTGGTCGGTAACGCGCGAAACCATTTCCGGCATCACCTCGCGGCAGTCGTCGAGCGCCAGGCCGACGAGGCGCCGCCGCTGGTCGTAAATCACTGGCGCCAGCTGCCGGATTTCCGCGAGCCCGCGCTCGTAAGGCTCGATTGCGTCATCGCCGGTAAGCAGAGGAACCCACGGATTGACAATTGTGCCCTGGACTCGCAGATCGCCATAAACATCATGCGTGCCGACGGTTTGCACAAAGTTGCCGGCGAGGCGGATCAAGCCAACATTCCCGCGCGTGCCGGTTTGGCAGATATCAATCTGCCCGCCATTGCTCGAGAATGCCCCACCCGCGGTCAAAGCGAAGTCGCCGGCGCTATTGATCCACCCGACGTTACACTGTCCAGTGACATCGCAGCCGCCGGTTGACGTAAGCCAGCCAGCGCTAAGGCCGCCAACGATCTGCGCAATGCCAAAGACTCCGAGACTGCCAACGTTGGCGAGCCCCGAAACGTCTAGGGTTGTATGAAAACTGCCGGCGCCCGCAACACCGAGGGTGCCGTTGCAGTTGATTGCGCCCGTCGCGAAAAGGCTATTGCCGTTGATCGCGCCGCCGGCGTCGATCTGCCCGGCAGCCGAGAAATTGTTAGTTGCATAGGTTGTCGTCGCATTGAATTGGCAAAGCGCCAAATTGGCGCCGCCGGCGCCAGATATTCCGATATTGCCGTTGTCCGTCTTGACTATGTTCGCGGTTGCCCCGGTGAATTGAAGGTTGGCGTTGATTGCGACCGATTGTGTGACCGTGACGCCCCCCGTCACATTGAGAGCCCCGCCGACGGTGAGATTGCCCGGATTCGACAGCGTGCCGCCCGACAATGGCAGGTAGGCCGACAGATCGGGGTTAGCACCGTAGGCGATTGCCTGTATTGCCTCGTAAAGCTGGGTATTCGACACCTTCGATAGCTGCAAGCCGGCGGCGAGCACGACGTTGGCGATTTCCTCTTGCACGGAATTGCACCAATCGTCGTCGACGCGGGTTGCGGCGACTCCCGTCGGCTTGTTGCCGCCGGTAAAAAAGCCGGGCGTGCCGATCGGCGCCGCCGCCGGCAAGGCCGCAACGGCGGTCGAGTTGTCAATGCGGTGCATCGGTCGCCTCGACGGTGTGGCCGGCGCCGTTCGGCTGTGGCGCTTGGCTTGCGATCTGCGCGGTAATCGAGCGGATTAACGGGTCGGCCATTTCCCACGGCGCTTTGACCAGCGCCGCGATGACCCCGTTCCACTGCCCCGCGGCGAGCGTCACGGCGACCGGCGCGTCAGGCTCAAATTGCAATGCCATTTAATCCACCCTGAGATAAAGCCAGCGGTTGCCGTCATTGCCAGGGTCGGGCACGTCGACCATCACGCGCCCGACCGGGTGCAGCACCCCGCTTTCGTCACGCCAGGCGAGCAACAGCGAGGTTTCCACCGGCGCCGCCGGGGCGTCGCTCACTCGCGCCTGCAACGCGGTGAGCTCGGCTTTCGCGATACCGAAATTGTCGCGCACCGACTCGGTTGTCGGGCGGCCCTCGACCGGCACGGTGTCGTCGATCGCACTAGGCATTTGTCAGGCATCCCACAGTGAAAAGCCGTCATCCCAAACCGCCAGCCCGTCATCCCACAGCGAGCCGACATAGCTGAAAAGCAAGATCGTGTGCGCCGGTTTGATGCGCTCAAAAACACATTCAAGTAGGCGGTTGCCCCACACCCGTAGCGGGTCGCCCGCGGTGCTCACGCCCGCCTCAAAATACCAGATGTGATCTTCGACTGCGGTTATCCGCCAGGTGTGCGCCCATGATTCGCCGTAAAGCGGCGAGCCGACAGACCAGCCGACGGTAAAGGGCGTGTATTCCGTGATCTGAATTACAAAGCCAAGCGCTTCGGCGACCTGGCGGTAATACGTTTTCGACTGCCCGCCGCGGGCGGCGAACTTGGCGCACACCGCTTGCACCCGCTGTTGCACGGTGTCGAGCTCGCCGACGCACGCGTCAGGCAACCCGAGCGTCGCTTCCCACTCGGTCAAAAGCTCATAGGTCGAGCACGGAAAAATCTCGCCGATCAGCGCGTTAAGCCGGGCATGCAGCCGCGACCAGGTCGGCATGAGGGTAAGCAGATCGGCGTCCTGCACCCGCCCCCACCCGCGATGCCAGATCCGGCCGCGCGGCAATAGCCGCTGAAACTGCGCCAGGTAGTCGGCGGCGCCAAAAGCCGGCAGATCAGGCATCGCCGGGCGCCTCGACCACCGCGGGTGCCAGGAATTGCCCGAGCACCGGCAGGGCGCCGCCGGGTGCGGTGACCGGGCCCGCCGGCACGGTCATCGTGAACGTCCGAATTCCCGGTGTCGCGAGCACCGCCTCATAGAATTGCGACGGGTAGAGCGTGCCCGCCACCTCGCCCGAGAGCAGGAACAGGTCGCGCAACGACGCCTCGACGCCCTCGCGTATGTCCTCGGTGTTGGGGTCCAGGGCGATCAGCGTCACGTCGACCGGGTGCGGTAGCGGCGCGCAGACGATGACCAGGGCGGTGACCGGTTGCGGCCCCCAAATGTGATCGGCGACGAGCAGCTGATCGCCGGTCGCGGGCGCGGGCGCGCCGGTGCGGTGCTCGGCCGCCGACACCCCGTCTGTGCCCTGCGGGAACCCGCCATGTGCGTTGTCGTCAAACATCGGGTAAACGATGACCGTGCCGGCGCCGGCACCAAGCGGTGCGGTCCACGACCGGGTGACGCCCGGCACCTCGAGCGCCCATTGCTGATAGTCATTGAACGCCCCGCCCTGCGGCGGCTCGCGGTAACGCGCCAACATGCGCGAACGGGTTAGCGGCTTGGCTTCCTGGTCGGCGCCGCCGACCGTCTCGCCGACCGTCAACCCGCCCGAGTTGATGCCGGATATCGGCCGGGCGATCGACATCACCGTTTGCGGGTCGCAATTCGTGAACGCGCCCGGCACCAGCGCGAGGATTGGCACCGTCACAAAGCCGTCGAGGCCAATATGCCCCTCGGCCGTCGTCTCGTATGGCGTGCCGTCGGCTCGCGTCAGCGGGGTTTGCGCCGGTAACAGGCGGTCGGGCACGCCCGAGAACAGCGCATTGCCGCGCGCCGGCGTGGCGTCGCTCGGGTTGATACCGACCAGCGCCGCCCACGCGTACATAAATTCATCTTCGGCGGTGAACGGGACGCCCATGCGGGCAATCCAGTCGGCATAGCCGTAAACCAGATAGGCGAGCCCCGCCATGCACCAGGCCAGCACCCGCAGCACCGCGTTGCGCAACAGCCCCGACAGCCCCGGCACGCCCGAGGCGGTAATGTCCTGAATCGCGTGGTCGCGTAGTTGCGTCAGGCTCGGGCGGGCGAACGGCATTAGACGGCGACGAGCTCGGGTGGCGGCAAGGCGTCGTCGGGAAAGCGCACCGGCGAGCGCAGGGTCGCGAGCTCATCCCACGCCCACCCCCACCGGAAACGCACGAGGGCGCCGTTGGGGCGGACAATGCCGATGGCAATGCCGAGCATGTTGCCGGCAAGCCACATGGTGTTGCACAACACCGTGCGGGCGAGCCCGTCGTCGATCAGCCATTGCAGCGCCGCGAGTGCCATTTGCCGCGCCTGGCCGAGCGTGGCGCGCGTTTTCTTCGCCCGCTCCAATTGCCACAGTCGCGAGCCGAGCGGCCGATCTTCGTACATATCGGCCCACCAGCCGCGCCGCTCGGTCGTGCCGTCGGTCGGCACAAAGTCGGGCGAGGCCAGCGCATCGGTGAACAGCGACACCAGGCAGGCGGTTTCCAGATCCTGCCCGGTTTCGACGTCGCCGAGGGCGAGCCCCCAATCGCCCATAGCCTCGGCGTTGTTCCACAGCACCCGGATATCGCCGGCCGGCACCGCGGCGGGCATGTCGCGCGGGATGCCGGGCAAGATCAGCCCCTCGTCCTCAATCCACCCCGGCGGCCGGGTGTCGAGCTCGGTGCGGGTTCTCACGGCACGTTTCCCACAATGTCGCCGGTACACTCCAAACGCGGCGCCTCGACCCGCATCTTATCCTCGGCGACCACCAGCGCCGTTTTGCAGCTGATCTTGACCGTCTCGCCGGCCGAAACCTCGACGATGCGCCCGTCGAGGATCTTCACGTAATCGCCCTTGTCGGTGTAGAGCGCCACCTCGCCCGATTTCAGCCCGCGCAGCCGCGATTTTTGGTTGTTGGTGCCGACCACGACCGCATTTGAGCGCTGCCCGGCGACAAAAAACGCGGTCGCGTCGCTATTGACCGGGCAATGCGCGGCGAACCCGTAAAATTGCATCACCGAAATGTCGTCTAGCACCTCGGGCGTGCCGTTGACTTCGATCTGCGCCCGGTGAATCGGCCCGCTGTCGTCGGTGGCGGTGATTTTGACCGGTGCAATCATCATCGAGGTTCGCCGGTGCAGCCGATCTAGTTGCCCTTGCTCGCTCATGTCGCGGTCACCGTCCGGTGGCGTTGAAACGCTCGACATGCTCGACGAGAACGGGCGTTTGCTGCAACGCGACCGGCTCGGGGCTGAAAGCCTCGACCGGCATCATTGTAACCTTCGCGTGCTGGCCGTTCTCGTCGCGCAAATACTGTACCGAGGCGATCAGCCACGACGCATCGGGCAATTTGATCGCCGGGAAGCGGATCGGGGCGAGGTGGTTTGGCGCCCATAGCTGGCGCCGGGCGTCGCGCCAGGCGTCCGCGGTGATCTGCACCGCTTGGCTTCGCCCATAGCGCCGGTTGCGCTCCCAAACCGCCCGGTCGTGCGCGAGGAACTGCCCCATATGCGATTGTTCGCTGATGATGTAGCGGCGGCGAAAGCGCTTAACCCCCTCGTCGCGCACAATCTGCCCCTGGCGGGTGGCGCCGGTGCCGGTGTCGTTGCCAAAGACCCCGGTCGACAGCAAGTGCCCTTCATATTCCGAATAGCGCTGGTCGGCCGAGAACGTTACCGCGGCGAACTCGGCGTTTTCACCCTGTGCAAAGCCTGACGCCATCTTTTCGCTGCCGGCTTGCGCCATCACCACGCTGCCGTCGGGCAGATCGTAGGCGACCAGCTTGGAAAACCGGGTGATCCGGTCGATTATCTCCCACGCGGTTTCGCCCAAATTGACATTGAACTGCGGAATGTCGGCGCCGGGCCCTGAAACCGAGGAAATCTCGACGTCGTAGGGCTTGGCGATCTGTTGGGCGATGCTAAGGGCGGTGCCGCCCTTGATCTGGAACGAGGGCGCATCGGGCGAGCCGACAAACGCCGCGCAGTCGACCAAATCGGCCGACTTCGACCGCCCGGCAATGCGCACCGTGTGGTCGCCGGCGCTAATCTGCGAGGTGTATTGGTCAATGTAGCCGGTAATCACCAGGTCGCCGCCGATCTTGACCTGGCACGCGTCGCCCGGCACCACCGCAATGTCGGCCGTCCGCGGGTATTTCTCGGTGACTTGCACGGCGAACGCCGCCGGTACGGTGTCCATTGACCGGGTGACCGAGACGCGTTGCCAGCCCGCCCACGACCGCCCGCCGATGATGAGGGCGAGCTCGTCCTCGGCGCCGACCGGTTGCCCGCGCGTAACAGGCGCGCCAAAGCCGACCATCAGTCGGCCGCCAGCTGCACCAGCAAGGGCGCGTCGCCGCGCACCCGCCCCTCGGCCATTGCCGCGTAATCCGCCGATAGCTCGATACCGATGCAGTCGCGGCCGAGGCGGTCGGCGACCAGCGCGGTTGTGCCGGATCCGAGGAAGGGGTCAAGCACTGTTGCGGGGATCGGCGCCTCGGCGGCACAGCGGCAGGTCGCGCGCCAGCCGAGGGTTTCGGCGGAAGGCTCACCAAAATTCCTTGCGGGACCGCGTGGCGCTGACTGCGGATACGCGTATGCGGAACCCGTATAAACCAAAGCATCGGCTCTTTGGCCGTCATAATCGGTTATCTTCCTAAGCAACCGCGCCCACGGTGCGCCGCACTGCGCGCACACCCCGCGCTCGCTGGTGCCGGCGAGGATTGCGCGCCGCGGCACCTCGGGCGGGAACGTCGCGAAATGCGCTTCGGGAAAAGGTGCCGGGCCGAGCAGCCACCAGTTGCGCATGTTGCGCCGCTCGACAATCGCACGAAAAGCGGGTTGATCAGTGTTCGCGTGTTTTGCGTTGGCACTAAATCCGCCCTTTGGCACCGAATAACCATTTTTTGCGCTGTCTTCGCTCGCATCTTCCTTGACCGCCTCGGCGTCGTAAAAGTAACGGGCGCTCTTCGTCAGCAGAAACACCTTCTCGGTGGCACTGGTCGGCCGGTCGGTGACGGACTCGGGCATCGGTGCCCGCTTCGCCCAAGTGATTTCAGATCGCAACCACCAGCCGTCATCGCGCAGCGCGAACGCGAGCATCCACGGTATGCCGATCAGGTCTTTTGGTTTGAGGCCGGGCAACGGCATGCGGTTCGGTTGCGTTGTCCGCCCCTGCCAGGCTACACGCATGTCACCGCCGGCAATGTTCGCCTTGCCGGCGCCGGTCGCGTAGCTGTCGCCGATATTGAGCCACAGCGTGCCGTCGCGGCGCAGCACCCGGCGCACCTCGCGGAATATCTCGACCAGGTGCGCGATGTAGAGCGCCGGCGCCGGCTCGAGGCCGAGCGCCCCCGCCCACCCGTCAGGCCACACTTGCGGCGGGATTTTGTAGTCGCGCAGCCCCCAATAGGGCGGCGAGGTGACCACGCAATGCACGCTGTTGTCAGGCAGATCGCGCAGCCGGTCGAGCACATGGCCGCGCATTATCCGCGTGGTCATCGCGACAGCGCCGGGAACGCCACCGGCAGCCACAGCGGGTGCCGCGGGGCGGCCGAGGCGACGAGCTCGGGTTCGCGCGTGGTGTCGCCATAGAGGGCCCACGCCTGCGCGAGCGAGGGTTGCGGCACGTAGGTTTGCACCTCGACCAGCGTTGCGAGATAGGCGCCGCGTATCGCCAGGTCATAGGCGACCGCGGTGCGCAGATCGCGCAACGCCTGATAGGTCGCGTCGTTGCCCTGGTCGGCGTTGCGGATTGCCTCGGCGTCGAGGGCGCCGACCACCGCCAGGCGCAGCGATTGCGCATCCTGGTAAGACCGCGGCTGATAGAGGGCGGTCGCCCGCGCCAGCGCCGCGCAGGCGTCGCACCGCAGTTTCGCCGCCAGCGCGGCTTGCGCCAGGCGGATCGCCGCCGACAGCGGGCCCGTTCCGGGCAGGCGCGGCGGCACGTAAGAGCACAGCGGGAACAGTAGCCGTATCGCGTCGGCCGGGTCGCTGGTCGAGGCCAAAACCGCGGCCGCGAGGCGTTCCGAGGCCGCGGCGAAGTCGGGCACCGCCATCAGCCGGGCGCCAGGGAAGCCGCCGCCTGATGCACAGAACGCCCTCGGGTGCTGTCATAGCACCCCAAACGATTCACGCCGCTCACAGCGCCCCCGAGGCGGCGAGCAGCCCGTCGGCTGCGGCAAGCACCGCCGCCCGCGAGGCGATGCCGGCGGCGATCGCCGAGTCCACCGTCGCGGTCGAGGGCTGCAACGTCGCCCGGCTTCCGGCGGCGTAACGCCCATAGTAGCCTTGCAGCCCGGCGACCGCGTTTAGCGCGCGGGTCGGGTCGTCGACCGCCTCGACCGCGAGCTCGGCGAAGTCGGGCACAAACGCGGTGGCGCCGATCGGCACGCTGCGCAGCTGGCCGAGGTTGCCCTCGAGCTCGGCGCCCGAGGCGCCATTGAGGGCGGCGGCGAATTGATTGATCAGGTTGCCCGAGGCGATGCCGGCCGCTGGGAACATCACGTCGCCGGCGAGCACGAATTGAAACGCGATTTCAACCATGCGCCCGCGCTCGCGCCGATCGGTGGTCGAGAAATCTATCAACACGCATTGCAGGGTGCCGAGGGTCGGGTGAACGAGCGTGCCCTCGCCCGCCTGCTCGGCCGCGGCGATCATCGCATTGCGTTGCTGGTAGACGTCCTCGCCGACGAGGAACGCTTGGAACGCAAAGCGCCGCGGCAATTTGCCGAGATCTTCGGGCCACACCGTGTCGCGGTACGGATATTCATGCAGGGCGATGCGGCGCCCGGCGACGGTCTGCGCGGCGTCCATCATGAACCCCACGCCCCGCCAGGAACCCGGCAAAAGCTGCTCATACCACCGGCTGTCGAGCCAGGTGTAAGGCCGGGTGTCGGCGGCAAGGTTGCGGCCGGCGACTTGTGCGAGCTCGCCCGGTGTCTGCATCAGCCGACGTTCGCGAGTTGCTGTTGCTCGGTGCGCGGTGCGCCGACCGTGGCGTCGCCCGTCGCCGAGGCGGTCACCGTAGCACCGGGCGGCGGGTTCTTATGCGTGATCGTCACGTCGACGGCGCCGTTGACGGGCGGGCCGCCGGTCACCTCGGCGGGTGCACCTTGGGCGAGCTCCATTGCGCGTTGCCGCTTGATATTACCGCCCAAGCGGCCGCCAAAGCTCGCGGTCGCCGGGTTCGGCTCGATGCCGCCCGGTAGGCTTGTCCATTCCTCCCCAAGCTGCGCCTGGCCGCCGGGATGCAATTTGCCGCGCCGCAAGTCATCTTCAAGATTGCCGCCGCCGCCGGCGCGATAGCGTTCCTTGGCTTTCTCCCAAGCGGCAATATCCTGCGCTCGCGGGGTGCGCTTCAAAAAGTCCTCACGCAATTCGGGCATCTTGTCGATCAGGCCCTTTTTGGTTTTCTCCCCGCTTTTCGGGTCAATGCCGTGCACCAGGTCAAACCAGGTCGGGTTGATGAATTGATATCGCCCGTAAGCGGAACTAGTCAGCCCCTTATTCGGCCCGCTTCTAATCGGAATACCTGGACTCCTGGCGCCCGGTTCTAGGTTTACATTGGTGCCGCCATAAAGCAGCGTGTACGGATCTTTACCTTTGATATTCGACTCCGACCCGGCAATCGTATCGAGCAAGCCCCTTGCCTCGGCCGACAGCTTGGCCGATGGGTTGCCGCCACCGGGCGGCATGTTCTCGTTTGCCGGTGCCGTCGGCACGGTCGCTCCACGCGAGCCCTCGCCGCTGGCGGTCGCCGTTTCACCCCCGCCGCCGCCAAACAGACCGCCAATCCACCGCCCGACCACCCCGCCGCCACCTGACGCCGCGGCTTTGGCGTCGAGTTGCGCCTTTTGCGCCTGCCAGGCGGCACTGCCGCCGGCGAGCTCGGCGACCACGTCCTCGGGGCTGGTCGAGGGCGTCGGCGCCCGCGCTTCGCCGCCCCAAAATTTCGCCCAATCCTCTTTAAAAGACCGTATCCATTTGACCGCGTCCTTGACCAATTGGATTAGCTTTGTGATCTCGACCACTGTATCGCGCAGGAAGCCGAGCACGTAATCCCAATCAAGCCCCTCCAATAGTTCGCCGAAAGCGGTGGTCAGATCGTCGACTGCTTTCACCGTCGCCGGATCGCTGGCGAACTTGTCGAGCGCCACGACAAACGGTGTAAATGCGCTTGCCATGTTGGTGCCGACCCGCTGGCCGAGGGCGTCGACCGACACGCCAAGCGACGCCATCGCTTCCTTGTGCCGCTGCATTGCGGCGATCTGCTTATCGGTCAGCGGCGGGTATTTCGCCGCCTGCTCGTTCACCCGGCGATAGGTATCGGCAAGGTTTTCGCCCGGCCGGCGCGCCGCTTCCAGCTGTTGCACCATGTCGCGCAACGCCGCCGAGCCGAAACCATTGGCCGCCGTCAAGCGGTCGGTCGGATCTTTAAGGCTCGATATGTATGTCAGCACCTCGGGCAGCAATTCCGTCGACGGTCGCAGCTGGCCGTTAAAATCTTCGAGGCTGATCTTGGCTTCGCGAAACCAGGTCGCCGCGTTGGCGTCGCCGCGGAACGCCGCCGCCGCGGTGTTGGTCAGATCCTTTAGCGTGCCGGTAACCTGTTCGGCCGACCCGCCCACCAGCGTAAACGCCCGTTGCAGCTGTTGCAGGGCTTGCGGCGTCGAGCCCCGGATAAAGTCGCTGTCGCGCTTCAATTGCGTCGCGAAACTCGCCCACTGCCGCCCGAGCCCGGCGAGGCCGGCGAGCGAGGCCACGCCGCCGATCGCGCCCATGACCGGCACCAGCCGCGACAGCGACGAGAACGCGGTCGCCGCCTGGCGGCCGATATCGCCGAAAGCGTCTGAAACCTTCCGCAGCCCTTGCGGGTTGATGAAATCTTGCGTGTCGCGGCGCATGCGGTCGATCGGTTCGCGCAGCTGCCGAATACGCCGCTGTATCGCGTCAATCGGCCCGGTTGCCTGGTCGACGACCGAAAAGGTGACCGCATAGCCGCCGCGCCCTTGACTACCCTGCGCCATTTAGGCTCGCCCGCTGCGCCGCTTCGCGCGCCTGAATCCGGTTCGCCTGCTCGCACCACCACACGAGCTCGGTGCCGGTGAGCGACCACCCGTCATGCGGGCCCCAATGCCAGAAGCGCGTTAGGTCGGCGATCAGATTTGACCAATTGCCGGGCCATGTCCCGACCAGCGCCGTAAAAAATTGTAGGCTTCCAACAACTGAGAAATGCGCATTTGCTCGATCGCACCGCGCGGGATGCCCGAGGCCAACTCCACCAGCTTGATCTGAAAGTTGCGCTGATGATGCGGGCCATAGTCGCCGGTCAATTCCTGCTCGGCGGTGCGCACCATTTTCGCCGTTGGTTCTTCGAGGTGCATTTCGCCATAGCTTTTGCCGTTCGACCAGTCGATCGGCGGGTCGAGCACCAGGTCGAGAGTACGCGGCGCCTGGTTTTCTTCGAGCCCGTTGGCGCCGCCCTCGACATCGGCGCCGTTGCCGGTGCGGTCGAAAAATTCAACGCCCTGCATGTCACTGCTCCCTGACATCAAGCCCGTCGAAGCGCACCGTAAACGTGCCCTCGGCGGCCCGCACCTCGAGCGCCGAGGTGTTCCACATGGAAGCGCCGCCGACAATCTTGCCGGTCGCGAGCGTCACCAGCACCTCGACATCGCGCATTTCGTTGAAGTCGCCGACACTAATCGCGCCACTGTCGCGCAACGTCGCCTCGACGTAGCCCTGTATCGGGGTTTCCGAGAACCCATGCACAAAGTCGAGGCCGACAAGTGTTTCTCGTTTCCATCTTGCCGGACTCCAAGTAACGTCGGAAACAACCATGTACGCGGTGCCATCTATAGTTAGGCCGGTTATACCGGCAAGACGTTCGGCCATAGCTTAAAACCTCCGGGTGTGATAAGCATGGTGTTGCCGAGGCCAGGCGTGGCACGCCTCGCCCTGGCACGGCACGGCATGGCAAGACGCGGCGTCGTCACGATTTACGGAATTGCAAAAGAATCGCGATCTGCCGCAGTTGATTTACAAGGTCGACCGGCGCGAGGATTTTCACCAATCCTCGCCCGGCGTTCTCGACCACGACGTCGCGCGCGAAGTTCTGCGCGTTCTGCACATGCCCGGTGTTCTCGAGCACGCGATATTCGGCGACGGTCGAGGCGCGGATCATCAGCGCGTTGACAGTGTTCGCGCCGGGCATGATTGGCGTTTGATCGCTCACCAACTTTTTGCGGGCGTATTTACTAATCAAGTGGCGGGCGAGATCGCGCGCCACATACATTAGCCCGTACATGGTTTCGACATCTAAATAGCTGTCGTCCTCGGTGCCGCTTAGGTTTTTCTGGTAAGTCGTCGCCATCCTTTCGACGATGACTTGCCCGTCGTCGTTGATGCGATAGCTCGACAGCCCCGAGTAGAGCAGCGTGTTGCGCTCGCCGATCGACCACCGGCTTTCGGTCGGCGGCCCCTTTAGGAAGGTGCCGATGTATTGCAGCGGCAAGCCAGGGTCGACCCGGAGCGAGGCCGCGGCCCGCGCGCCCATCTCGGCCGCCCATATCCAAGGCGGGTCGGGCGAACCGTCGTAGGGCATGATCGACATATGTTGGTCATTGCGGCCGAGGCCGAAATTGACGCACTGCGAAAAGCTGCCGCGGTAGGCAGAGAACGCCCCGCCATAGAGCATTTGCTCCCACGACCATCGGCCGGTCGCATCGTCGAGGAACACCCGCAAGGCATTGAGGTTCGGGGTGTCGGTGTAGGGCGTGATGATGAAATCAAAATTCTGGTCGGACAGGTTCGCCAGTCCGTCGGCAATGATCGGGCTGGCAGTGCCGCCGGTCGGCTGCACAATCGTTATCGTCGGGCCCGCGGGCGTCCATTCGCCGCCGCCGGCGCCGTAGTAATTGAGGCGCACGTCGATCTGATTGCCGTGCAAGCCGGCGTTCTTCGCGGTTAGCGTAATGACGCCCGCGAGCCTGGTGGCGGTGACCGGCAAGTCAAGATTGGCGTCGAGGGCGGCTTGCAGCCGCGTGGCAATCGCGACCGCGGTGTCGCCCTCCATGATCGCCGAGCGCACCAGCTGCCCGGCGACGTAGAGGTTGAGCGTGCCGTTGCTTTGCGCCACAGCGCCGGCGATTGTGAGCGTGCCCGAGGCCGCATTCCCGGCCGCCGCATCTTCAAATGGCAAAATCCACAGATCGCCGAATGTGTCGGTGCCGCGGTAGCGCTCGGCCATTGCGCCGAGCAGCGACCCGCGGCCGCATGCATCCCAAATCTGCGCCCGGCTCGATACCTGTATCGGGCGCAACGGGTCGGCCGCGCCGTCGTCGGTGATTTGGCCGAGCACAATCGAGCGCTGAAACGTCGTCGCCGTGTTGGCTTGCGACGGGTCCATTTCGACATAGACGCCAGGAACCCGGTTGCTTTCAGGGTAGAACGTGAAATTGATCGCCATTACTCGGGCCCTCCGCGGCGCCCGTGCACCACTGGCCGCGCCGCGTCGGCGTGCGCGTGAGTTGGCAGGTGTTCCGCTGGCTTCGGTGCCGGCGCCTCGACCCGCACCACGTCGCCGTCGCGCAGCCGGCGCCGCCAGTATTGATTATCGGGCACGTCGGCGCCATCGAGGTCGAGCATGGTGAGCGTGCCCTCATAGGGGATTTTCACGTCGGGCTTAGTTGGTTTCACTCTCATGATATCGGCCCCATGTCGCTGATCGTGATCTGTGAGCGCAAGTTATTGCCGGCGCCTGCCATTGTGATGAAATTAGCCGGCGGTGTGAGCGGGTCGACGGTCGCGAGCTCGACCAAAATTAACGGATTGGCGGGAACGTCGAGGATAAAGGAAACTGTTGCCCCGCAAGCCGGCGTCGCGGCGCCCTGTTTGTAGATGAAAACCTGGCGTTGGAAATTGCCGGGGCTGATGCGTACGCCGCCGATTGCCAATGTCGTGCCGCCAATGTCTTGAATGTTGAGCGACACCACGACCAGGATGCGCGACAGCCCGCCGCGGGTTAGTGCCGTATAGGTGCCCTGCCAATATTGCCCCCACGCCGCATTAGGCAGGGTCGTAAACGACCCCGGCTCGATAACAAGTGTGGCCGCGCGGCTGTCGAGCTCGTCGGTTAGGATGCGGTTGCGCAGCCCCGTCGAATTGTGCTCGGTGTAAATGTTATTCGTGCCGGCCGGGCGGCGCAGTGTCAAACCGGGATTGGCGCCTGTTCTGTAATCATAGATGACAATGCCGAGACCGTTCGGCCCGAGAGGGTCACGGAAAATAACAGCGCTGCCCTCTGCGAGAAACAGCGAGGCGTCCATGTCATTCTGCCCGCCGACCCTAAGATAGCGGGCGTCGCCGAGCGCCTGGTCGATCACTGGCCGCGAATTGCTGCCGTCGTTGTCGGTGATGATCAGCGGATTGTTGCCCTGCCCTTTGGTTATGACCAGCGCATTAGCCGGCTCGCTCCACTGGATTCGTGCCAACCGCACGCCAAAGTGCACCGCGGCGTCAACTTGCGGCCCGGTGGTGCCGATCATGTAAATATCGCCGGTCATCTGCCCGCCGTCGCGGCGCAGAAAAGCCGAGGTGTCGACTGCCGGCGGAATATCGGCCAAGCGCGCGGCATCGCTGGCGAGGGTCGGCACCCCGAGCGAGGTGATTTTGCGATTGCCCATATTGATATCAGCCCCGGCGAACAGCGCCACCGGCGACAGAGTCCACAACAGCGCACCGCCCGCGCTCATCTGAATCATGTTGCCGCCCGACGGCACCAGAAACCCGGTGTTGTTCTCGCCGATCATCAGCCCCGGCACGTTGCCGGCGCCGCTGCCGACACAGAAAAGCGGCCCGGCCATCAGGCCAAAGTCGCGGCGCACATAGTCGGCGTCGAGCACCTCGGGCGGTGTCGCCGGGCCCTCGGGCCCTGGCGGTCCCGGCGGCCCAAGGTCGCCCCGCTCGCCCTCGTCGCCTTTCTCGCCGTCGGCACCCGGCGGCCCCTCGTCGCCTTGCAAGCCGGGCGGCCCTGGCGGGCCAATGTCGCCGCGCTCGCCCGGCGGGCCAGGATCGCCTTGCGGTCCTGGCGGGCCCTCGGGCCCCGGCGGCCCTTCGGGCCCTTCCTCGCCGCCGCCGCCCCCACCGCCCCCGTGCGCGTCCGCGTAGCGTTTGGTTGCCGCCTCGTCGTCATTGACCGGGTCGCGCCACAGCCCGAGCGGCCCGACCATGTTGTCGCCGGTGCGCTGCACGGCGCGCGCGGCCGATATCGAGGCGTCGTTTGCCGACTGCGCCGCGGCTTGTGCGGCGAGCACCGCGGCGTTGGCCGCCGTCTCGGCCGCCGCCGCTGCCGCCGCCGCCTGCTCGGCGATCGTGCGCACCTGTGAAATGAGGCTCTGCAGGTCCAAGATTTCATCGCGAGCGGCTTGGAAGTTGTTGCGCACCTCACTGGTGCGCGCGAAGCGCTCGGGCGGGTATGACGGGTCAATGGCGCTAGGCATTGCTAGGCGGCTCTATGTAATCCCAGACGGTGCGGGCGTTATCCCAAACCGTCGGGCTGTTGGGGTTATCCCACACGGTCGGCGGCTGCAAATTGGCGATGACCATACGGATTGCCGGGTCGGGGTGGCGCACCACCGGGGCGAGGTGAATATTCAACTGGATCTCTTGCAGATCCTCGGCGGGCCAAAGCCAGGTATCGCCGAGGTTTTCGGCGCCGTTATCCGGCACTGAACAGCTGCCAATCCAAGGCGAATTCCCACTGGTAGAACAGCCGCGCCCGGTTGAAGTCGAGCATGCGCCCGCCCGCCAGGTAGAACCCCTGATGGTTCGGCACCCGACCGGTGCCGGGCCCGCCGATCGCCGCCTGCGGTTGCCATAGCAACAATGCCCGGCAAAGCTGTTCCTGTATCTCGTCGTAGCGCATCGCCGGCGCCTGGCCGCGGCGATCGGCGACGGCGAATTCGACCACCACGCCAAAGGTGCGGGTCACGATTTGCTCGAGGCCGACCATCACCAGGTTGCCGTTGGCTTCCTGGTCGAGCGGCAGCACGTAGCCCGCCGGCAGCGGCATCGTCGCATTGTCCGATTGAAGCGCTGTCACGTAGTCGGCGGCGCCGGCGATGCGCCCGCCGAGGGCGGGCACGGTGCGGCGCAAGTGTTCGATGGTCGCCGACAGCAGGCTCGACAGATTGACCCGCACCGGCAGGCGCCCGACCGCGTCGAATGTCTGCGGGAACGCAATGAAGTGCATCGCGAGCGGGCGCGCATAGACCCGTGCGGCCAGCCGCCCGGTGGCGGCCAGCGGGTGCGCTACCGCGTCGAGGGCGAGCCCCGTCGGCCGCGCGACGATGCGCACCCCGAGCTCGGCCGCCAGGTGCAGCGGGAACGCCGCCGGGTCGAGGGCGAGGATAGGTGCTGCGGTGCCGAATATCTGCGCCGGCAGATCGCCGCGGGCGATGACCGGCGGGAACGTCGCCGGGTCGAGGGCGACAATCGGAAACGCGCCCGAGAACACGTGCACCGGCAAGTCGCCGCGTACCGGCGCCACCGGGTGCACCGCGGCGTCGAGGGCGAGGGCGGTCGGCCGAGCGAAGACGCGCGCGGCGAGCATGCCCGAGGCGTGCACCGGCGCGTGCACGACCGGGGCGAGGTCGACCGCAACCGGTGCGGTCGGCGCCTCAACTTCAAACGCCACCGCCAGGTGCACGATGCCGGTGCCGGGATAGCGGTTGCCTTGCTCGGTCGATATCGCATAGGCGCCGGCTGGAACCGCGCGGTTGCTGTCGAATATTGCAGGCCGCCCCCACGGTCCCGGATTCGATCCCGGCGTAAAGCCGCCGGCGACGATGCGTAGCACGCATGAATCGTCTGCGGGCGCGGGCGGCGGTTCGGTAGGCGGGTCGGTGTTCTGATCGGTATAAAGAAATACCCAGCAAGGGCTGGTCGGGTCAATTTCAGTAGTGAAAGGCGCGTCTTGCGCATAGGGGAAAAAGTTCTGACGCCATGCGTTGATGCCGGTCAGCCGCGCGCCTCGGTAATCGGCGGCGGCGGCGGCGATAAAACTTTGCAGCGGCCCGCATTGTATTTCAATTTGTCGAGTGCCGGGCAGCGGGTTTTCGAGATAATAAATATATCCCCACCGTTCATGTTCGGTAACTTCCGGCGGCCAGTCTTCGGGCGGCATTGTAATCTTTGCCGCGAGCGACAGGTCTTGACTGCCCCACCGTACCCAAAGAACATCATCTACTGCCGGCAAGGGCTGCGAGGGTCGCGCCGGCAGTTGCGGCAGCGCCCCCGAAGTAAAGCCCCGCACCGGGTCGCCGACAAAGGCGACAAACAACAGATTGCTGCCGGCGCCGAGGGTGTAGGACGCCCGCAAGACCGGCGAAATAAAATTGTTGTGCCCGAGATCGGCAGCGCGGTTGAACCCTGGCGCGGGTGGTGTGGAGTCAGCCGGCGCGAAGGCAATGGCAAGATGCAATATCCCCGGATAGTTTTCGCCGGGCGGATCGCGATATGTGGTGAATTGGTAATCGCCAGCCGGGACGCCTGCTCCGCTATCGAAAAATGAAGGCGAGCCCCATTGCTCGCCGTGAGTCCGCGGCCCAACTACGCCAGGCCCAGCGCGCGCGACATCCTCGTCATACCCCGACTCCAGAAGCACAACCCAGCTGTTCGGCCGAATAACGTCAATCGTCGTGGTTAATTCTGTTGAGCCTTGAAGGGCGACATTCCTAATTACAGAAATATCCTCGGCTGTGGCACCGGAATAATCCATTGCCAACACTGCGAGGTAATGATTGCCCTCACATTCGGTAATTACATCATGAGTACCGGCAGGCGGATCGACCAATCCGTAAAGGGATAGGCATCGTTGATTATCTTCGATCTGCGGCACATATTTCGCCACCTCGATTAGCGCATAACCGCCATAGGTGACGCTGGTAATGTCGTCAACCGGCGGAAAGGCGCCCTCTACGGCGACGAATATGGCATTGCTACCGGCCCCCAATGTATGAGGTGCTGTGTGTATCGCGCGCGGCCCAATGATCGGAGGGTCGGCGGCGATAAACGACAAGCCGTTGTTGCCGAGATCTGTGGCGTTGCCAAACGCGATCGGCATATCAGCCGGTGGTCGTTACCGTGAAAGTCTGCGCGCCGATATCGGCCGAGGTGAGCTCGCGGGCGAGCACCAGATCGTCGCCCGCCATCTCGACCAGGTCGGCGGGTGCCGCGACGAGCCCGCCCGAATAATCCGACCCGTCCGACATCACCACCGCGACCGCGGCGACATGCTGCCCGGCCGGCGCGTTGTCGGGCAACGATACGCTCGGCGGGTCGAATTCGACTGCCTCGGGCACCGGCACGATTTCGACAAGGAGATCCTGCGAAACCTGTATGCCGTCTTGCTCGGCGGTGACCGTCCAAGTGTCCTCGCCGCCGTCGGCTGGCACCAGGTCGCGGGCGAGCACCAGGTTGTTGCCGGCGATCCGCACGACACTCGCCGGCTCGGCGTCGAGGTCGCCGACAAAGGTGCTGCCGTCCGACATGCTCACGCTCACCGCGGCGATGACTGTGCCGGCTTGTAAATTGTCAGGTAGGGTTGCGTCGGCCATTCACTTGGTTTCCCGCCATTTGAGCCCTTGATCGAGGGCGAGGCGCACCCGCTTTTCCAATTCCGGCGCCTGCTCGGCCATGACGCGCGACAGAAACGGCCGCGCCAGCAACACGCGGGCGGCATAGGCGCCACGTCGACGAGCTCGGGCCCGCCGCGCATGCGCGGCGGTGCGGCCATGCGGGTTGCCGCCACCGCGGGCGCCCGCCTCGAGGAACAGCCCATAGAACGCGCGGGCGCGCACCGCGAACCCCTCGCCCGATTTGAACGGCTTGGCCGCGATCGACGCGGCGAGCGTGCCCGAGACTGATACCGGTGCGGCACCCGGTGCGCTCGCCCGATAGGCGCCGCGCCGATAGGCACCGCGATAGGCCGACCCGCCGCCCCCCGAATAGAGGCGCCCGCCGCCGCCCTTGCGGGCGATTGCCTTGCGGGTCGCGGTGCGCACGGTGCCCGCGGCCGAGCGCATCAGGTTGCGCAGTTCGCGCTTGTCGAGTTCGACCGTGCCCCACGACGAGATAGTCAGGCGCAATGCGGTCAATGCACCGCCGCCGGCGAGGGCGCCGGATTTTCGAGGAACCCGGCGAAGTCGGTTTCGTCCGCCATCGTCACGACCCGTTCGAGCTCGGCTTCCACCTCGGCGAAGCGCTTGCGGCCGCCCACCTCTTTAAGCCGGCGCACCCGGAAAATTTCGCCGCGCAAGGTGTCGTTATCAGGCCGCATGGTCGCCCGGATAATCACGTGCGTCAGAGGCAGGTAGTCGCACCAGCGCAGCCGGATCAAATGCGAGACGGGCGTTTCGACCATCGCCGAGTTGTAGAACGTCGAGGGGTAAGTCGGCTGTATGTCGGCGTGGACTCTTGCGAGCAGCACCAGGCTTTCGCTGATCGCGCCCTCGGGCCCCGGCGCCTGGCGTCGCTCGCAGAGGCTCACGGGCCAGCGTAGGGCGCCGATACCGCTGGCACCGGTCAATGCACCAGACGGGTTGTCAGGCATCGTCTAGGGCGCCCCAAACGACCACAGA